CTCCTAAATATAAAAGTAGGGCAGGGGTGGGAAGTTGAGAGTTGTCAGTTAATGAGCAATCAAGCTGGAATTTTTTTGTTGTTGAAAAAAGAGTTCTTAGATATTCCTGTGGTAGTTATGCCTTCAGAAATTAAAGAATTAACCCCAAAGCCAGTAAAGATAACTATAGTTGATCCATTAAAGAAACGGCCAGGCCGCAAACATGGAAGCAAGAATAAGGCGAGAGATGCCAAAACAACTTGAAGAAAAATTAAGAAAGGAAGGGATAGCCAAGGGGTTGAAAGGCGACCGGCTTGATGCTTATGTCTATGGCGGGATGCAAAATATGGGATGGAAACCAGAAAGAGAAAAACATAAAGGGAAGACGATGTTAACAGGGAGGCATTAGGGGTATGATTGCTATAACTAAAAAAGAGGTGTCGGTATGGATTAAGAAAATAGATTCTATTATGGAACTTCCAGAGACAACGGTAAAGGAATGTTCACTATTGGCTACTACGCTATACGGTTTACTTTATTTATATGCAGCAATTGACCAAAAAGTAGGCATCGGTAGGGTTATAGGTTAATAGTAATGGCCGATAAAGAATTTAACATAATTAATGAAGGTAAAAAGAAAACCCCGAAACGTACATCGTTGCAGGCCAATTATGCGGCAATATTTAGTAGCCTTGCGGGAGCAGAAGTATTGTTTGATATATTGGGATATGCTGGAGTAGAATCTATAAATAATGCAACCGAAGCTGTAACAATGGCAAAATTTGAAGGAAGACGTGCAGTGGGATTATATATTCTTCACCAAATAGGATCGTGGAAGCCATTGGGTTTGGACCCAACAGAAAAGAAATAACAACTTAATCAGGAGGTTTTATGTCAGAAGATTTGACCCCCCAGATAGATGCTGGATTAGGGCAGGAAGAAAAGCCGGAAGTTGCTGAGACTGATCTTGAGACGAAAGTTTCGGAAGAAAAACTCCCCAATTGGCGGGAAACCTATCTGAAAGACACGGATTTGTTTGATAATCCGAGTCTGGCTACGATCACCGATCCCCTGACCTTGGCTAAGGCTTTTGTAGAAACAAAGGCCCTGGTAGGTAAAAAAGGGATTATCCTGCCGACAGAAAAAGACCCTCCCGAAAAATGGGATGAGTTTTACAAGGCTTTGGGGCGACCGGATACAGCAGATGGTTATGAAATTACGAAGCCGGAAGATTTGCCAAAGGAATTTCCATACTCTGACGAGCGAGTTACATCATTTAAGGCATTGGCCCATAAGATAGGACTGACCCCGGCCCATGTAAAAGAACTTTACAACTGGCAGATAGCCGAAGGTCGAAAAGAATTTGCGGCCTATCAGGAAAGTGTCAAGGCATACAGTGATACCTTTGTAGATGTTGAAGGTCTGGGCAAGGTGCCTAAACAATGGATAGAAGATCACAACAAGGTCGTGGAAACGTTTAAGGTTGAACTTGGCGATAAATATGACACGATGATGAAAAAGGCTACCATCGCCGCCATGAAGTTCGGTGGCCAGGATTTGAAAGATTTCGTGGATAAAACCGGATTTGGGGATAATCCGGCTGTGGTCCGAGCCTGGATAAAAGTTGCAGAGGCTACATTGACTGAGGATGAATGGGTTGCTTCACAGGAAGGCACTATGTCTCGAAAAGACCGGATTGCGGCCATTAATCGTGACCCCGCACTTCTTGATACAACCAATTTGACAAGACAAAGGGAACTCGTGGCACAACGGAACCTACTCATTGATGAAGAATATGCTGATAAAAGCGCATAAAGGGTAAGATTTTATCGGAGAAAACCTATGTTTTGCTTGAGTCCTATAAGGATAAGGCGACAGATGGTCCGATACCGGGGCTACTGGCGGTTCTATGATGCTGATCTGGGCTGGGGGCCATTAAATTCCGAAAGGAACCCGGCCAACATTGGATTCAAGGAGACTATCGAGTAACTTCGATCTCCAAATCATAAGTAAAAGCAACACCCGCAGTTCGGATTACCTCGCAAGAGGCCCGGTTGAGTAGGTAGCAACTGAGGCCCCGCCTATCATGGCGGACTAGCCGAAAACGCAACATCATTAATTTTCGGAGGTTCGTCATGTCTGACATCACCACCGCATTTGTAAAAAAGTTTGAAGCCAATATCCAACTTACCGTCCAGCAATTAGAATCCTATTTTCAGGATAAGGTGACGATTAAACAAATCTCACCGGGCGCGAAGTTGTATATGGATTATGTGGGTGAGTTCACCCCTCAACTCATCACCGGGCGCAATTCCGATACGCCTTGTCTTATCCCGGATCATTCCCGGAGACGTATCAATGCCCGGACTTTTGTTTCCTCAACCCTCATCGATCCGCCTGATGCGGAACGGGCGCTTTCTGACCCCGCCAGTCAGTACATGACTGGTTTCCGGGCCGGCTTCAAGCGCAAAATTGACATTGACATTGCCGCCGCCGCCATTGGCACTGCTTATAGTGTCGTTGGCGAAGACCTCACCGAAACCGGCATTGACCTTCCTGCTACCCAGATAATTGCGGAAACCGGCACGGTAGGGATGACTCTGCAAAAGGTTCGCGAGACCCTTCTGATTTTCAATCGCAATGATGTCCCTACAGCGGAACCCAAATGGTTGGCTCTGTCGGCCCAAGCTATCTATGATCTGCAAGGAGAACCGGAATTAACTGAGGCCGAACAAGGTGCTTTGAAAATCATCACTTCCGGGGAAGTGGCCCAGGTTTTCGGGTTCAAGACGGTTATGAGCAACCGCCTGGCTGTCACTGCCGGTCTGATTCGGAGCAACTTTGCTTGGGTTCGGAGTGGTCTTGGCCTTGGCCTGATTTATGACATCAAGACCAAACTAACTACTCGGGATGACAAAAACCACGCGGTTCAACCTTGGATGAGCATGGATTTCGGCGCAACCCGGCTTCAGGAGAAGTTGGTCGTTGAGATTCGTTCTTACGAAAGCGCTACTCCGTAAGGGGGCCTACGATGAGCACAGTCTATAGCGTGGGCTACACCAAAGTTAATGCGAACCAAAAAACCAGTGGCGGCGAATGGGGCGCTCATCTCCGGTATTACTACGATGAGTATGAAGCTACTAATCTTGCTGCCGCTTCTACCATTTACATGTTCTTACCTGCTAAGGGTTCCCGTTACGCGGGGTTTGGCCAGTTGGCTTGGGATGACCTTTCCGATACCAACACCTATAACATTGCGGTTGGCATTGTGGGGACTACCGGAGCATTCCTGGCGGCTACTGATGTTAGGGCGGCTGCTGATAAAGCTGATCTGGATGCCGGAGCGGGAGCAATCACCTACTTGGGGTACGAGTTCGATGGCGATACCCCTGTAATTCTCACTACTGCAGGCGCGGCTGCTGATGCTTCCGGCACGATCAAGCTGGGCATGGCCGTTTTCGCGGTTTAAAGGAGGCCCACAATGGCAAATAGCGTGGGCTACACGCAATATGCGGCAAATCAGAAGGTTACTTCCGGCAAGTGGGGCGCGCGGATGCGTCTCTATTACGACGAGTATGAGGCGGCGGCTCTCGCTGCGGCTAGTACTATTTATATGTTTATCCCTGGCAAAGGGGATAAATATGCCGGATTCGGCCAATTGGCATTCGATGATCTGGGCGCTGCGGCTCAGAGAGCATCGGTGGGTATCGGTATCACAGCAGCGGGTGTTGCGGCGGTTCCAGCGGCATTGCTGGCGCTATCCGACACACACACAGCGGCTGATATGGTCCCTCTTGATGCTGGTGCTGCGGCGATCACCTATCTTGGTTATGAGTTTGACGGTGAGACTGCCGTAACCATCACCACGGATGATACCGGCGGGGCGAATACCCATACCGGGACAATCAAACTCGCCATTATGACCTTTGGCGTTTAACAACTAACCGCAGGGGAGGGGGTTTCTGCTCTTCCCTCCCCTTGTAAGGGGAACCGATATGGCAGACCTCGCTTATACTGATTTAACGTGGACCATGATTATCAAGGATATGTGGCGGAAACAGCGCGTCAATACCTGGTCACTCGCCTATGGTGGTGCTGGAGCGACTTACCCCGCCAATGGGATACCACTCGGCGCAACTGTGGCCGGGGCTTTGAAACGGTTAGGTATGGGACGGTTTGCGGACGTGGAACTTCTGAACGCGACTAAAGATGGCTATGTCTATATGTTCGATCAGACCCTTTTTACGATCCGTAAATTTCAGACCGCCCAACATACGCCTACTGGTACTGCGGCGGGCCAGGTGTTCACTGGCACCCCGACAGTTCCGACTTTTGGCGGTG